CGTTATACGTGCAATAGGAATGAAAATAAAGTGGGGTCCACTTTATGATTTGTTGAATGATCTCTATTAATAGTAGTGTTGTAGGGAATCATCTCTACTTCACCGATTTAATTTTGATCTTATGTTCAACCTCTGGTGGTTGAGGATTAAACCACCCTTCTATGAAGGTCAAATCATCATTCCTGTTGCTCTTATCTCTGCAGTGGTTAGTATGCATTTATGAATATTTACTTATACGACTAACGACTACTGACGAAATGAAATTTAATTTACGCCGAATGATTAATGAAATGAAAAATAGCAATGCTGATACCCTTGCAAATGCTAATATCTTACCACAACCAACTGTAAATACAGGTAAGATTACTTTGAAGAAATTTGTATATAGGACATTTAGTGACAAAAATATTGAAAATGATAAAAACAACAAAAATATTGAAAATGTTAAAAACAACAAAAATATTGAAAATACTAAGAATAACAAAAATATTGAAAATACTAAAAACAACAAAAATATTGAAAATAATAAAAACAACAAAAATATTGAAAACAACAAAAATAATGAAAATATTGAAAACGATCAAAGTAATGAGAGTGTTGGGAACAGTAGGAGCGATGGCCTTGTTGAAATGTTTGAGATGTCACCAGTTTGTGACTATGCAGAGGCTGTCAGGACTGAGGATGTTTTTTCCGTTGATCTTGGCGATGAAAAGTATCCTATCTACCCGAGTTATGCTATTCCTAAACTAAGTAGCGTACCGCATCCCAACAAGGTTCATCCTAAGGTCAGGGATATACTCAACATTGTTTCTGAGTTTGTTTCATTGTACTGCACTTTGTATAATGGTTTGTATACTATTCAGGACGATGAGTTAAATACGAAATTACTTGAGTTGATCTTTGAGTTCCACCCATTTTTAGGTGAGGTCGCTGACTCTATCGATAATCAGCTTCATATAGGAACAGTCTCGGTAATCCTTACTTATTCGAGACTGATGAAATTTAGTAACGAACCAAATATGGAAACCTTGTCTAGTCACATGAAATTGTTGAAATTTCAGTGTCGTCGCCCACCAGTTTGTAATGTTGGTGATATTAAGTACAACATATATTATGTATATGATTTGAGAAAATCTGATGATACACTTGTTGGTATTGAACCCAATCCAGGACCAAACAATTATGACTTTATCATCTCATGTGTTAAGAATACAGAAAAATATGAGAGACTAGCTGCCGTTTCAGCTTCCAAAAGGCAGCAGTGTAATCATAGTTTATCTAGTATTCTAGACAACAAGCATAGGAATAAAAGTCGTGATATCCACATGCGTGTTGAACGATCCTTAAAGGAACAGCGAATTCAATTTGCCGCAGAAGGTTTGTTTAATGTTGGGATTGATAATGAGAGTCGTGTCTTTTTAACTCAGCTAGCTGAGACATTATCGATGATTATCCCAAATAAAATTGATCTTAAGGTTGATCTTTTCTCAAGTGTTACTGATTTCATGATGTCTTTGTTTGAACAAATAAAGAAAGCAGGACGTTTTGTTCTTGAACTCGTCAGTTTTGCATTACTTGCCGTTCGCGATTTCTGCTCACAGAGACTCAAAGATATCCTTGATATAATTCATCCTGCCCCAATGACGGCTGAAGCAGGAACCGCTGGTATGATGTTCACAATGTTGGCACACAGGAAATACCTTAAACAATATATCAGTGAGATGGATTTCAAAGGTATTCTTGAGATGGCCTTAAAAGCACGAAGTGTGAATGAGGTTTGTGAGGACGTATTGCGTCCTTTCATATCTATTGTCTCAAATGTTGTCAATTTTCTGGCGGTTAGTCTTGGATATGACCCGCTAATGAAGATTGAATTCTCAGCGGATGAAAAATTAAATCAGTTTTATGAGAGGTTCGTTGAGTTACGAACTCAGTACAGAAATGGTCAGGCTAACTCGATATTGTTTGCTGAGTCTATATTCTTATTACAGGATGATCTTGAGCATTACATACAGTACACTGATCCGAAGAGTGCCTCTCGTGATAAACTGCTCTATCTGATTGGAGCTATGAAACCCTTGTTGGTTTATACTGAAGATAATATTAATCCGAATAATGGACCACGTGCTGAACCTGTTGGTATAATGATTGCAGGACCTTCTGGTGTTGGTAAATCAACATTTACTATGCCAATATTGTTGGCGATTATGGCTCGCACTATTGATCCAGCCTTACGAGATAAATTTTTGAAAAATCACAATGACTTTATATTCTTTCGTGCTAATGAGAATGAATTTTGGGATGGTTATAAACGAGGACACCTTGCTGTAGTGTATGATGACTTTGGTCAAAGACGTGATACTGCTGGGACACCCAATCCTGATGCGTTTGAGATAATTAGGATGGTTAACACAGCCCCTTACCATATGCATTTTTCAGGTATTGCGGATAAGAGTAAACACTATGCCGCTCCAAAGATTGTCTTTGCCACAAGCAATCGCCAGACGCTTCATTTTCAATCAATTGAGAATTCAGAAGCCCTTATGCGTCGTTTCCACTTTACTTATGTTCAAGTACCTAAGAAGGAATACTGCATTGATCTTAAGGATGATGAGAGTATATGGTCGAGACGTCTTGACATGACGAAAGTAAGGACATCGTTCCCATTTGACATAAACAACGTAAATAGTTATGTACCACTTGATGTCGTTGAATTTGTTCCTTGGGATTTCAGTAAGGGTTGCATAAAAGCTGGTGAGGTCATTGGTTTTAATCAACTTGTTTCTCAGTGTGTAGCTGCGTATAATGAGTTACATACTAAATCAGATCATATGTTGGCTTTTCATGGATTGATTAAGAAAAGCAATTTTTCTGCTGAAGCAGGTGTGTCTTCATTTCTCTCTTATTTTAAAAAAGAAGAAGAGGAAGACAACGAGGTATTCTATGATGCTATCGACAATGAAAAGCAAGCCCGTATTGATTGGGCAAATGCAGTGATCAATAAGATTGATTCTGTTATTTTCCCGCAATCACTTAATCTTAGAAAAGCCACGGACTATATTAGCTCCAATTTAGGCAAGTTTTTTGCTGGCGCCGTGACATTGGCCCTTGTATTCCGAGGAATAAGCAATGCCAAGGAATATTTTAAGCTCACCCCTAATACTGTGAGTGGTCAGAAAACCTATAATACTCGACCCACTAGGAAGGTGAATGTTAGGAGTAAAAAGCGAACACCTGCTTATAAAGTTAAACGAGGAAATAGGTTGGAAAATAGTTTAAGAGGAGAAAGTGGAACCTCATGTGACTTGTCGCGTGAAATGGCAGTCTTGAAAAGAAATGTGTATCGCTTAAGTTTAGCCAACCCTAAAAACCCAGAATTAGGCGATTACTTTGGATATGCTACTTTTGTAAATGACACTGTCATGATATGCAATCGACACTTTGACTCATTTATATCGAGTAACAATGCTGAGGAGAGACCTTTTGTTGTCAATTTCACACCCATCTTTAATGATAAAATATCATTTGCTATTGACTGGTATGCCCCAGAACACTTTGAGTATGAATCTGGTGATTTTGATCCTTTACTGGATTTGCTGATAATCAGGTTAGATTCACGTGTCGTACGCTCTCATAAGAATATAATTGATGCCTTCGCACCAAAGAGTGCATTTGAACCAGGTAATCAATATAGTAGTTATATTCCATTAATAAGAGGTAACCAACTTATTTTCCATAACGTGGCATTATCGATTGGTGATGATGCTAAGTATGTGGTAGATAATGGAGAGGAGTTTAAGTCATCACTCCTCAGGTACTGCGCACCATCTGTATCTGGAGATTGTGGATCTTTAATCACAAGTTCTGATGGTAAATTAGGTGGTACAAAAATTTTTGGCTACCACACTGCCGGTGGAACCACCTTCAACTTGTTTAAGGGTGTCACAAAGTATTGTGTAGGTGTTGCTATCTCAAGAGAGATGTTGACTGAGGCTGTTAAGAGCCTTTATGAAGAGGGCGAGGAAATACCAATTACTGAGGATTTAAACTTTGAAGCTGAGTCAGGGTTGCTCCACAACAATATTGAAATTGATTATTCTACTGAGAATCCATCTTGTAAAACAAATATTTCATCCGATGGTTTCAATCATCTAGCCATTGGCCCTAAGAAACCCGGTAGTGGTAAAACAAAAATACAGCCCTCTCTAATGTATGGACAGTTATGGGATATTACAACTAAAGTAGCCCATTTGAGAAAATTTACGAATACTGATGGTAATTGTGTTGATCCTTTGAGTATAGCTAAAAATAAGTATGCTCATGATGAAAAGTACGTATCTCAACATCTCTTGGATAGAGCTATGTATTTGGCACAGCAACTTGTTCTCAAAAAGAGTGGTTTAGAGCCATGGAATCCAAGGATCTTAACTGTTAATGAGGTCATCGATGGTATTCCTGGCGAGGAGTTCGTTAATGCTATTGATCGTACAACCTCTGCTGGTTTTCCTTACAGCAACGAAATTAAATCTGTTGGAAAGAAACATTGGATTGGTGAGATCGGAACATCTCAATTAGCCCCAGGGTATAATCGTATCGTTACTGATGTGATGAATATCTTAGATAATGCTCGAAAGGGGATTCGGATCTTGCACCTTTATACTGACTTTCCAAAGGATGAACGGAGACCTATTGCTAAGGTGGATGCAGGTAAAACAAGACAAATCAGTGGAAGTCCCCTTGATTACACAATTTGTTTCAAGATGTATTTTGGTGATGCTATACGATCCTTTATGATGAATCGTGTTAACAACTCTATGGCCATTGGTGTCAACCCATATGAGGAGTGGTCTAGTGTTAAGAGTTTCCTTATGGATCATGATAAACCACGCAAAGTGGTCGCTGGTGATTATAGTGGTTATGATACTAAGTTACGTGCGACTGTTATGTGGAGGGTGCTAGATATTTTTGAAAGGTATTATTATAACTCTACAGCAGAAGATCGTCTCATCCGTAAAGTATTATGGCATGATGTTGTTAACTCTATACACATCAACAATGGAGAGATTTATGAGTACAATGGTTCTCAAGCATCTGGTTTTCCAGGTACTGGACCATGCAACTCCATTGCAAATGTTATTATCTTGATGTGTGCAATATGTGCACAGGTGCCTGAAGAACAGGATGACAGGATCCTCCAAAACGTTAGTGTCATGACTTTTGGTGATGATAATCTAGTTTCATTTACTTCCGATTTTTATAATTATTGTAACCAGGATAGTCTTGGGAAAACCATTTTTGATTTATTTGGTATGGAGTACACTTCCGAAACTAAGGATGGTACGATTAAGTTGGCTCGCGATATTCATGAGGTCAATTTCCTTAAACGCGGTTTCAGATTTGAGAAATCATCAAACACATATTTGGCACCGCTTGAGCTCGCTGTTATCAAGGAGACTCTTAATTGGCAAAAGAATACTTCGCTTATCAACGAAATTACGCAGAGAATAGATGCAGTCCTATTCGAATTGTCACTTCATGGTGAAAAAGTCTTTAATGAGCTAGCCCCCACTATTGTTGGAGCTAGTATCAAGTGTTATGGGTATAACCCAGTAAATGCTACGTACAGAAATGCACGCTTGGCAACAAATGGTCTCGGTGAGTGAGACATTTTTAGCTTTAAGAGAAACCCTATAATTTATCTTGAAAGGGGCTCGAGGCTTTGACCTGGATTATTCAATCCGTGGATGGGTCGGAGAAACACCAATATCCATAAGATATACCTGTATACATTGCCGACTTCTTTGTATACGGGGAAAGTATAAGTTGCTGACAATAATTCAAATAACAACAATAACAATTCTGGAGCTTCAACTGTTGCTCCTACTATGATCGAAAATCAGATAACTGCAAAACCTATATCCCATCCTAATATGCCTGGGACCCAAAATTTAACAGGAACTGATTTAGGGGTCTCTAATGATGTACAGGTCATTCAGTCAGGTACAACGACTTTTATAGAGGATGCTGCTATCGCTTCATCCACTATTCGTAATGATGAGTCTGTCCAATTACTTGGACCTCCTGCTATGGATGATAACAGTATATCTGATTTCTTTGCCAAACCCAGGTTGCTTTACACTGGAACTTGGGCAACAACCGATGGCATCCTCGCTGAACTTCAAGCACTCAATATTTGGAATGAATTAACATCCCACAGTATCTGGTCCAAGAAGTTGGCGGGTTACAACCTTATACGTGCTACTGCTGTTGTGCGTGTTGTCATTAATGCTCTACCATTTCAACAAGGTAGATTGATGGTCACGTTCATTCCTAATCAGCCTACTCGTGATGTATATATGGTTAAAGACACACCGCAACGATTCCTAAATCGTTGCCAAGCAACTCAGCTTCCCCATGTTGAACTTGATTGTCGTTCGACGTCCACTGAGCTTGTCATACCTTACGTCGCACCCACTTCACATATCAATGTATCTAACCCTGTGTACACATGGGGTGTTGCTTCATTGCGTGTTTTGTCCCCACTGTTAGTAGGAACTGGTAGTAACACTGTTGGTTATTCCATATTCATGTATTTTAAGGATTTGGAACTTTCAGCTCCTATTTTTACCGCTGAAGCTGGTGGTCGCCGTGTTAGGCGTTCCGTTCCTCAACCAACACCTATGGCAACATCTGATGTATTGGTCAGTGAAGAACCTAATGGTCTTCTTTCCAATATATCTAAGGCGGTTGTTAATGCTGCTGATTCTCTGTCTATTATTCCAGAGATTTCTTGGATCACTAAACCTGTTGGGGCCATAGCAGGTGTCGTTGGTGATATTGCCAAAATATTCGGCTTCTCTAAACCATTAAACACACAGGAGTGTATGCCGGTATTATCAAAGAGTTCCAGATATATGGTTAATGCAAATCCTAGTTCAAATGCTGTCTCTTATGCTGTTAATGCCAATGCGAAGCTTGAACCTATTAATGGATTTGCTGGGTCTGACGTTGATGAAATGGCTATCAACTATCTTAAATCCATACCAGCTTTCATAGATGGGTTCAGTTTTGCCACTAGTGCAACTGTTGATCAACAGCTTTATTCCTTGAATTTGAGACCCTATAACATATCTGAGGTGACTACTAAAAATGCGTCTTATTGGAGATCTAGACCTCCTGCATTTTGGTTGGCAAGTCATTGTTTGTATTGGCGTGGTTCCATAAATATCACTATGAAGTTTATTAAGACTGTCTTTCATTCAGGTCGTCTTCTAGTGACTTTTACACCTTATGGATCTACATCACCAACTCTTAATGAGTCGGCGTACTCACTCAGACAGATTATCGATATTCGTGAGACAGATGAGATAACCATAAATCTCCCTTACAATCGAGAATCTCAATGGTTGACCAACTTGGGTAACACTAGTGAGAACCTTCTTTCTTCTTTAGGTAGATTTAGTGTACGTGTTCTTAATCCTCTCGTCGCATCCGATACGTGCGCTTCTAGTGTTCAAGTCATGATTTATGCATCTGGTGGTCATGATTTTGAGATTGCTGTCCCTCTTGGCGGTGACAGTGCTGTGTATTATCCAGAATCCAAGTCCACCAATGCACACGCTATAGGCGATTCTTTGCAATCAGTTAAACAAATTATCACCAGGCAATCTCTCAATAACTTCTCTGACTCGTACAATCAGGCAACAGATATGATATACTTCAACCCTCATTGATCAGTATTCCGCTTGTCACTGCGTTAGGGGCTATCAAAAATACAGCTGGTCGTTTGTATGACCGCAACAATGCTGATTATTATACTGGATTTGCTTTTATTAGAGGAGGTAAGCGTGTGTATGTACCTCAAAATTATGCTCCGATTGCCCCGGTTTACTTTCAAACTTATCATGAAACTGGTGCTGTCGCAAAATCTGTTAATGTCCAAGCTGATGCAACTGGATATTATTCCTCTGCAGCTACTTCGCTAGTACTCGGCAACGATGCGAAACGTGCTGTTCCTTATATTGATGATTATCAATCATCAGCTCTTGACATCAATTGCCCTGGTTTCACTCAATGTGTCCAGCGCATCAATTATGTTAAAACTGGTTCAGACACTAATGTGTTTGATAACCTACCAGACCAAGTCTCTTCAACTTGCTGCACTAATGCCTTGCAAGCTGGCAAATCCTTAACTATTGGAGCCAGTGATGATTTGACTTTGGGCTATTTTATCGGCTTCCTACCTCTTTATGATGGTTATGCCGGTTAAATCAATTTTTTCCCGCCTTTGGCGTTTTTAGCGATTTTTTCTTATGAATTTATCGATTACTTTGACGCTCTGGTGGGGGCTTTAAATACTCATCTTTGCGTCTTTAAGAGTAGTCGTTTTCGACGTGTT